TTTTTCATTACGGGAACGCCACCGCTTCGCGCCATTGCACTTGTACCGAAAGCTGCCAAGTTCCGGCGGCATCCATCGCAACGGGATTCCGTATCGCCAACAACTGCCCAGGCTCCAGCACAATCTCCGACGACTCCGATGCCGAAAACTCTAAAAGCGCTTCAAAAAAACCGCCCGCCGCCCCAACATGCGAAGCCGTCACAAGCGCAATCGGGTCAGTCTCATATGTGATGCCAGTCACGGTAAGTGCTGCCGTTGCGGCGATTCTAATGTCGCCGCCGTTTGCTGCGTCGAATTCGCTAGTTGCCCCGAAAGCGGTATGTTTTCTTACCGCTGTCGCTATGGCAGTGCCGCCAGAAGTCGCCGCGCCACTGCCACGAAACAGCCCAAGGCGACGGCCAGCAGTTAACGGCGTGGTGAACGCCACTATGGTTGTCCATTGCATGCGGATTCTGTCGATGAATGCGCGATTCGGAGAGCTTGGATCAAGCCGCATCGCGAAAATTGACGAGTTAGCGGCCAGCGCTGCCGCAATGGTTCCAGTAACGCCGGCAACGCCAAAGCCAGTCCCGCGAGATACCACCACAACGCGAGCAGCTTTGCGGTCTGACTCTACCGCCTGCTCGGATGCCAGGGTGCCATGCCCTACCGGGAATCCCATATCAATAACTCCAATGCACGTTAAATTTGCCGATGGCGCGAGAATCGCAAATCGCCGTTAGCGTGAAGCCTACACCGTTCACCAGCGATCCTACAACAACATCAATCAAGCGTGATCCAAGCATATGCGAAACGCTGTCATTTTCCGCCGTGCTGTCCGCCATGATCCAAGCGCGAACATGGCTGGAGAGCGTGATTCCTGATTGCCCGGTCACGACAATCTGCGATGTTTCCGCTGCATTCACACCAAAATCGACAACGGAAACACCAGAAACACCGCCGCCACCGCCGCCGCCCGACAGAAACGCGCTAAGGCCGCTGCTTGGCCTGACGACATCGCTTAAAGACTCAATCGCCATTACGCGCGCACCAAGACGCGAAAGGCGTTAGACGCCGGGGCCACGTCGAACAGAAGCGTTACAGCATTTACAGAAGTGCGCTGCGTTTCTACCATCACCGTGTCAAAGTTGCCGCTGTTGCGATAAACCTCCACCTCAACATCGCGGGTATTCAGGTTGTGCGTGACGGCTATACTAGTCGCCGATCCGTCGCCGATGTCGGCGTTAAACTTTTTCGTTCCAAAAACCGACGCTGCCAGCGTCGCCGGGGTGACGATCCGCGACGCATCTGCGCCTGCGTTCACCTCCGCCTGTGTCGCTAGTTCAGCAACGCCAGCCACCGTTTCCGATGCCGCTGGTGATGTGGTTCCGAACGTGGCCCACGCGAGCGATGTCGTTCCCAGCGTGACGTTTACCGCAGTTTGGCGGTAGGTAGTGCCGGCGTTGGTGCCTTCCTCTACCGTGGTGGTCGCCTGTTCAACCTCCACCGCAGAATTCATATCCAGCGCGCGAGTGGCCGGCGTGGCCGCGCCGTTCCATATGTAGATGCCGTTTTCCGCCGCCGCCGTTTGCGACCGCGCTATAAATCGGTCACTCGTCGCCATCGTTATTCCATCGATGGTGGCGCCCGGCGCGGCAAGAGAAATGTTGCCCTGCGTGCTTACACGAACTGACGCTTTCCAGTTGATGCCCTCGATGCCGGCGCGCAATTGTGCCACGGTCGCCGGCTCTTGCGCCGCGACGCCGTCCGGCAAGTTGGTGATTCTGACGTTATTGCCAAAATCTAGCGTTCTTAGTACTGGGATAGGCATTGTCTATCGTCCTTATGAGCAAACCGCGAAACCCGCTAACGGAAAAACAAATAGCACTTGAGATTGATTGACGCTTACGTTAACAATTTCGGCACCGAGTTTCACGCCACCCACACTAAACGCCTCACACAGAGCGAATCTGCCAAAGTTGTGATTGACAGTCCATGCCGCTAGCGGCGCTGGTTGATTATGAAAGTAAGTAGCCCCGCCGCCAACCACCGCCGGCGCCGCCCATGTGCCATCCTGCCGTAAGAAGCCCGTACCGCCTGGCGTAAATCCGTTGTGCTGGGAAATGATACTGTGCTGGCTGTCACCCCTCAAGTACTGCGGATGCGGGTTAGCTTTTGCCTCATGCGCCGCCACCGATCCATCGATTACCGCTATTGTCTCACTCGATACCTGATCGATTTTTTCATAAGCCTTGATGGCTCGATGGTCGCCAAATATGGCGCGCGCCTGATCGCGGTTTATAGGGCGTCTCGGGCTAGGCATACAAAGGTTCCACGCGCGCTTGCAACAGCGATACGGACAAGTGTGCGTCAGATGTTCCACGGAAACGCTGCGCTCGCCAATGCTTCATTGCGCCCTGAGCCAGCCAGTTAGCGCGGGCGTTCCTGTCACCGACCTTGCCAACCCTACAGGGACGCTCTTGCGACCAAGTTTCGCCGTCCAGCGTGTAGGATGTCCAAACGGTAGGGTCTACGCCCAAGGCCACCCTGCCAGGGAGCGCGACCAGTTCAAGTTCATGGAATATTGCCCCGTTGCCCTCGTTGTAGGTAATCTCCGTGCTGAACTCCCACCCGACACGGATACCGTAGTGCTGTGACGAACCGTAGTCAAACGCTCCAAGCTGCGGCGCGACCGGATCACCGAACACCCACTTATTGTTGTGCCAGACGAAATTCCGCGCGCGATATGTGCGTGTTTCCGTTAATCCGGTCGTCAATTGAAACCAGATTGGGCGCCCGAAAACAGTAGACGCAGCGCCGTCGTACACCAGCGTTTGGTTTGGCAGATGGACGTATAAGTGCGCATGGTTTTTATCCACAACAGACTCCAGCAGCACGGCGGAAAGCTCTTCTTCTGTGTAGCCGCGCAAAATCTCGTTTATTTCCCTCGTAGCAATAGGCAATGCAGTTGCGTTCGCGCCCAGATAAATTGAAGGGGCTTCGTTCTTGCCGCTTCCCAGGAAGGCAACGGCCTCCATAAAAATGCATGCTGAATGCGTGCCGATGGCCCCCTTTTGAATCTGCGCACCCTCGATTCGCTGCAAAGGAAATCCATCGCCGCCAACGTTATCGAAAAACTCAATCGTGTGCCTGTTCAGCACGTTTATTTCGTTGCGTAGCTTCAACACGGCCTTGACCGGATCGGGATCAGCCTCAGACGATCCGTACTTGAGCGGGTTCACAGAGAATGGATCGTTCAATTCAGTGACGATGATGTTAACGCCGTCAGTAGCAACGAAATATCCATCAATCCATGTATGATCGAAAACGATGCCAAGGTCTGGGTCAGTGACTTGCGATAACGTCGCTCCATCCCAGTAGAATAGCTTGCCGGTGGACGATATCGATAGGCGCTCGAATGAGTAATCCATCGTGACTTGACCGAACCCCCCTACATCGCCCAATACTTGGATATTCCCCTCGTCATCAACGCGCACCAGCTTTGTCCCCATCACCCGATAGATTCCGTTTTGCAACGTCCCCACCTGCTGAATGCTGATACCCCTTCGGTCGATTCCTGGAGCGTCACCAGCATTAAACGTTACCAGCCCGTAAGATGGGCGCAGGTATCCCTTTGAAAGCCCCGTATCTTGAGCCACGGGGATCATGTTTCTAGGGTAGGGCGCGCGGAAATCACCACTTTCTCCGGTGTATATCCCGCTAACAATTGGGATTCGCACGATCTATACGACTCGATACCAAGTGGCCGTAACGCCGTCGTACCGCATGCGAAACGGGGCGGATGACAGAATTGTAGTAGGGGCACCTATTACTGAGGCGCCATTCCCTAGCACTGTAAGCGTGGCAATGGATTGCGATGACGTAATCAATACCTCCTGCCCATCGACGCTGCTGCCCACTGCCGGCAGCGTTACCGTGCCGGTCGCAAACGCGGCGGATGGCGTAAGCACCAGCCAGCGGCTAGCGCTGTCGCTTGTGAGCGCTACGCTAAATCCCGTGGCGGACGGCGCTGCGTATTGTGTGACCATGCCGCCCGGCACAGAGATGCGCTCCGACAGAAACGCCGCCAATACCGACATCGGAACTGCGCGCGTGTCGCCGTTTTCATAAGACTGAATGACGGCCAAATCGCCCGCAGACAGTTGATCTACCTTGGTGAGTCTGCTGATTCCCATTTAAAGCTCCAATTTATTCAAAGTCATCCAAGTCGGGGTCAATCCTGACCGGCGGAGATTCGCTGAACGTTCCGTAACCGCCATATCCACGGTTGCCGGCACCCATGGGGAGCCCACCCGGCATTCGCACTTTTGGAATATTCTCTGTTGCCTTTATCAGCACAACGTCGTATGCATCTTTTGCCGCCATTCTCATCTCTTGGGAAACCTGCTTCCCGATGCTTGATGCAAGGCGAATTGCCAAGTTGAGATAAACGGCCTCGTTCGCCCAATCCGGGACGTTTGTATAGCTATCAAGCTCGCTACGTCTCGGGCGGGCTGGCAAGGGGTAGGCAAGCCTTATGCCCTGCCCGTACCAACGCGCCATCATCGAGTCAAGGCGAATCAATGCGCCGTGCATTTGCTCCGGCTGCAAGCTGAATGCGTAACTCGCATACCCTAGTTCCTCGTACGCAGCCTCCACGAACTCGCGCTTAGTCCAAGAAACTTGAGCTACCGGGTATTCAACTGTCGGGAGTGGGGGCGCAATCTCCGGGATTACCGGAGGCGTCACGATAACGCCGTCAGCCTCCCAAAACCCCGGCGCCCAAAACCCGGATGCCCAGAATGTCGGCGCCCAAAAGTTAGCCATGAATCGGCGTTCCTACGCCGTCTCCAATTAATGTTGTCCCGTTGACGGACTGCGTGTTAACGTCAAGTTCGTTTGCCTTTGTGAAAACCATCTGGTCAGTTTTGCCCTTGATCGCAGTCGAGTTAGTTGCGGCCAGCGTCAATTCAGCCGCCTGCGGCCCGGTCAATCCGACACCGCCAATCGCCGTTGCCAGTTCCGTAACAAAGTCGGCAGAAGTTGACGCGGCGGTGATCGCATTCGCGGCAATCCCGTTTACTGTCGTGACGGCGCTCACCGTAGGAATCACCGCGCCGGTATGGGTGCCCGGCTTTAGCTGGGACAGAGGAACGCCGGCCCCGGTCGGGGATGACGCGCCCGCAAACAGCCGATAGGTAACGGTGCCAGTGGGAGCAACCGGTAACGCCGGGTCAAGGTTTATCGTGTTTCCGGTGTTGCCTGTAACCCAAGCCGTTTGAAAGCTGCCAAGCGTTGCCGACTCAATGACCAACAATCGCCCGGCCAGCGATCCATTCGCCGCCGCAGCAAACGGACTGCCGGTGCGTAGCTGTAACGTGCTGGCTGTCGCGGCCTGTGCTGTGCCGAAGTCCTCAACACCGAACAATGCAAGATCGATGACATTCACCGAAGGCATAACGGATACGGCGGATGCGTGCTGAAACAGGTACGCCGGCCTTGCGAGAGCCAACTCTCCTGTGGTCGGCGTGTAGCGCCACTGCCCGCCGCCAAGGTGCGAAATTGAGCCTGCGCCCGGTGACTGAGTGCCGCTGTCGGATGTTACTTGCACGGTAGGCGTGCCCGTCGTCACGTCGCTGCCGTCTGTTTTGGAGACGAGGTGAAAATACACGAACTGCCCGGCAAGTCCTCTGATTAAATTCATGTGCTACTCCTGTTGCGCGATGGCGCTTCTTGCCCACGCTGGTTGAAATGAGCCGGCACCCACCGGACTAATCGTGAATGTTGGTGTGGCGACGATTGCAACTCCGCCGACAACTGCCGAGGCCGGTATCGTCCATTCGATTGTTTCCGCGCTGGCAATATCGTATGTCGCAAAAGCGGGTAACGTGATCGTGATAACGGTGTTTGATGTCCGAACAATTGAGCCAAGCGCCATCGTTGCCCGAACAACGTTATTCCATCCGTTCGCTTGCGACGTGGATGCTAGGCCGCCATCACGAATTGCCGCTCGCGCTGCATCAAAGGTAGCGCCTGCCGCCACCAGAGTGTCTCCCGTGAGCGTCAAAGTTAGCACCCTGCCGGATGCAACGATATCCGTCTCTAGCGTGCCACTTACTAGTGTGCCGCCGGTCGTGGCTGAAGCTGACCCACCAGCAGGCGCAAACGCCACGGGCGGCATTGTGGCGCTGCACCCCTACCTGTTCTACTACGACACCGCAGGCATCATCGGCTGGTCCGTGGCCGGTGAGCCCACAGACCTGACAGGCAGCGGGTCCGGCATTGCCCGCGTGTGGAGCCAAAAGATCATCAAGGGCATGCCCCTTCGCGCAGGTTCAGGCTCTGCGCCTGCTGGCATCTTCTGGGCCTACGATGCGGTGATTCGTGCCACGTTCAGCGGTGGCCCGACCGTGTTCCAGTTTGACGTGATCGCCACCGACACCTCGATCATGTCGGCAGACTCTGTCGTGGATTACGACGGCGTTTTTTATTGGGCTGGCGTTGATCGGTTTTTGATGTTCAACGGCGTGGTGCGCGATGTGCCAAACCAGATGAACATCAACTACTTCTTGGACGGTTTGAATCCAAGCCAGCACAGCAAAGTGTTCTCCTGGAAGGTTCCGCGCTTTGGCGAAATCTGGTGGGCGTACCCAAGGGGCGACGCCACCGAATGCACTCATGCGGTGATTTACAACGTGCGCGAGAACACTTGGTACGACACCGCGCTGCCT